TCAGGTCGAGGAGCAAACAAGATGAAGCATGAAGTAGTATATGGAGACTTAGAGGGCATGGTTCTTGACGATATCTACGAGACCTATCCCAATATAGAATCGGAGGATTGGTGTGGTCGGATTGATATGTTTTGGAAAGATAAGTTAGATGATACAGGATATTCTCAGGGATGTGGTCTTGAAGGACGGAGAAACCTTGAGACTTGACTGCCCGTCTTGTGGTGGATACAAGACATTCACGATTACTAAGCTATCAGGATCAACGGTCTGGAATTGTTATAAGGCATCCTGTAATCTCAAGGGAGGTAAAGGTTCTGCCTATTCATTCAAAGCGTATCAAGGGTTACGCAATGCAGAACCAACAGATCCTGTACTCAAACTGCCTCACTCATTCACTCTGGATATACCAGACCACATGGTTAAGTATATGGAAAAGAACAATGTTCTCAAAGCATGGCGTCAAGGTTTGGTAGATCTATACCATGACGTGTCTCAGGATCGGGCTGTGTTCCTGATCAAGTCTGATGGCAAACCTGTGGATGCAGTAGGCAGAGCACTCAAGTATGGTATGAAGTGGCTCAGGTATGGTAAGAGTAACGAGCCCTTCATTGTCAAGACTGACATAAACCATGCTATCCTTGTTGAAGATGCAGCATCGGCTTGTGCAGTATCGGAATACGGAACTGGTATAGCCTTGTTAGGTACAAGTCTAACTGATCGTATCCTGGAGATTGCCAGTCAGTACAAGTCAGTGACAGTTGCCTTGGATCGTGATGCGTTTAGCAAATCATTAGCCTTTACAAGAAGACTTAGACAGTATACCGTGGCTAATACAAAGTTGCTTCGGGAAGATCCGAAGGCATACCCTAGAGGAGTTATTGAGTGAGCGATAACACTAACAATCTCTTGCTCGGCCTGTTTCTTAAATATGATTTCTGGGAGAGCAATCATCTGCTCATCGGAGATCAGTATTTTCAGGACGAGAGCAAGCGTATATATTCTATAATCTCTGAGGCTCATAGCAAATACAAGCGTGATCTAACTGTCAATGAGGTTGAAGCCTTGTTGATGGCTAAGTATCCTTTGTTTACTGCTGCTCAGAAGTCTCTGTATATCAATCTGCTTCGAGAGATCAAACCGGTTATCGGTAGTGATGTAGCTGAGGAAGTTATCAAAGCATCCTTTCGTGAGCATATCGGTGAGACCATTGCTCAGTTAGGTATGAACCTGATCGAGGGTAACGAGACCGATCTATCCAAGGTCAAGGAACTGGTAGATAAATACGAAGGAGGGTTTATCCCTGAGAAAGAACTAGAGGTTCTGTCTAATGAGTTCGAGGATATCCTGGAATATGCTAACGATAAGCTACCGTGGAAGTTTAACCTTGCCGGGTTGAACAGACTTATCCCTGGTATCGGGCCGGGTAACTTCGGTATCATATTTGCTCTGGTGGAATCAGGTAAGTCTGCTTTTAATATCTCTATCTGCTTTGGTCCTGATGGATTTGCAGAACAGGGAGCACGAGTATTGTATGTAGCTAATGAAGAACCAGCCGAGGCTACTAGGTTCAGGGCAGTCATGTCCAACACAGGGTTCTCTGAGGAACGTTTGCTACAGAACAAACATGCTGCCAGAGATATGTGGCGAAGGATCAAAGACAACGTACTGTTCCATGAGACAACTGATATCCGTCAGCTAGAGGCTTTGGTCAAGAAGTACAAGCCTGATATCGTTGTGGTAGATCAGATGGATAAACTGAATATCAATGGATCATTCGCTCGTGATGATATTAAACTGTCAGAGATCTATCGTCGTGGCCGGGAGATCGCTAAGAAGAATCAGTGTTCTGTTATCGCTGTAACCCAGGCTGACGCCAGTGCTGATGGTCGGACCAGTCTCAGGTTCACACAGATGTCTGGTAGCAAGATCGGTAAACCTGCTGAGGCTGACTATGTTCTAGGTCTCGGTAAGGAATCGACTGAGAATGGATCTGATAACTTCCTACGATATCTAACTGTATCAAAGAACAAGATCGGAGGTAAGCATGGTCGGTGCATTGTCACGATCCAGCCGGAAGTGTCCAGGTATCGGGATTAAGATTTCTCTTGACTTTTCAGAAACCGTGTGGTACTACGTACTTCGTTACGTACGAAGCCACAAAGCGTAGTACGAAACGTGGTTTGTTGTGACAGGTGTATATATAATGTCAGATAAAACTAAAGAAGAATTATTAGAAGAAAACACTAGACTTAGGAAAGTATTAAGTACCAGCTTTCCTGAAAGATCAGGTGATATATTTATCTGTGGTCATTCTAAGGACGTATCATCAGATGGTCTACCAAGGTCTGTAACTATCTGTCCTACTTATGGATCAGATTATTTTGTAACTTATATAAGGGTTAAATAGCGTATGGCTAAGGGTAAGAAGTCTAAAGGTAAGCATTACGTATCCAAAGGTGAGCGGCCTAGTGTTAAGAGATCAATCCTGAAAGCGGTCAGGAAAGATGTTGATCCTTTTACTAAAGCTATTAATAAACTAGAAGCACTAAGTAAGAATAATAAGAGGCCAAGCCAGTCCCTATCCTAATATACATAGCCATAAGGAATATCGTGAAGAAACATATACTTAATAGAATGCGTGATGCAGCCTATGCCGTGGCTTTGTCAGGTCAGGGTGTCGGTCCACGGTATGCCTTCCGACATGGTGCTGTATTGTTTGACAGGTCAGGTAAGATTTTATCAGCTAAGTCTAACAGTCTTAAGACCCACCCTAAGCTGGTTAAGTTCACTGACTATCCGTATCTCCATGCAGAGTCCGCTTGTATCCTTGGTCACGGTATGGATAACTGTGAAGGGCTTAGTCTCCTGGTCCTGAGAGTGTTGAAGAATGATCAGGTCAGCTTATCTAAGCCTTGTGTTATCTGTCAGAGAGTGATAGAAGATGCAGGACTAAAGAGTGTGTACTATACTGATGTCAATGGAATGTTTAAGAGGTTGTGAACGATGGGGGTAAAGATGGACATGCTTGAGCGTGTGGCGCGGGCAATTTTCTACAAGCGCGCGGACCTAGAGCAATGGCACTCGAACATTCCGGCAGCACCGTGACCATCGGCCGCCGAAAGCCCTACACCGCGATTGGTATCCGCCGGATGAAGTGCTCCGTGGCGGGCTGCGAGAACCGAGCCGAGCACCAGTGGAATTGCTGCGCCAACGACAACCTCTGGATGCCTCTGTGCCTTGACCATGACATAGAGCTGAACGCCAAAACCCTAGAGTGGATGGGGCATCCCAACGCAACGGAGCTATCACGGGATTACGCCGCTGCCCTCAGACAGAAACGTGATACTGGCATTTAATACGAAGGAAAATAAATGTACGATCTAGTTGTTGATTTGGAGGTAGACGTACACGGAGACAGGTCAGACCCGACACCATACAACAACCAGAATATTCTATCAGGTATAGGTTATCTCCGTATCGGCCTGGACACTGACCCTATCTGTGTATTCCCTGACAACCCTGACGGCATTGATACATTCCGTTCTATCCTTAAAGATGCCCGGTGTGTTATCGCACACAATGCCAAGTTCGATATGTCCTGGTTACGTGAGACCGGCTTCGATACCAATGCTAAGTTGATCGACACTATGATCAACCAGTATCTACTTAACAGAGGCCAGCGTGGTCCTCTTTCCCTATCAGCACTAGCAGAAACATACGGTGTAACAAGGAAGCTGGACTCCCTTAGCCAAGCACTAGATGCCGGTCAGAATTACTCAGATCTAGATAAGGAAACTCAGGTAGCGTATCTATCTGCCGATGTACTTGCCACCGCTGAGATCTATGAGAAGCAAACCAGGATCTTTCAGGATGAAGACAGTAAATCCCTTGTCCCTATCAGGGATCTTATGTGCGAGTTCTGTTCTGTCTTGACAGATATCGAACGGTCTGGTATGGCTATTGATCTTGAAGCATTGAACAAGGTTGATCAGGACTATCAGAAAGAGCAGGAAGAACTTACTCAATTTCTGACAAAGTATACAAGTCATCTTATGGGTGACACCCCGGTTAACCTTGGTTCACCAGAACAGATGTCCGAGGTTATCTATTCGTGTAAGCTGACTAACAAGGCGCTCTGGAAAGATATTATGAATATCGGTACGGATGCACGAGGTAAGCCTAAGCGTAGACCGCAGATGTCTCTGGTAGAATTTAAGGATGCACTAAAGCGTTGCTTCAAGCGGTCCTATAAGACCAAGGCTATGCAGTGTCCATCATGCCAAGGTCGGGGATCATTCTATAAAACCAAGAAAAGCGGAGAACGGTTTAAGAATCCAACCAAGTGTTCCGGTTGTGAGGGGTCCGGGTGTATCTATACAGATACCAAGCAACGTGCCGGTCTGAATGTATCTCCCTCAGTTGCTTTGGCAGCATCAGGCGGGTTCAAGACTGACAAGATCACTCTGACATCTCTTCTAAACAAGACAGATAATCCAGAGGCTAAGAAGTTTCTTGAGTCTATCATCCGACTGTCTGCTATTGATACGTATCGCTCCTCATTTATTGAAGGGATCAAGAAAGGTATAAAGAGTGACGGTCTTCTTCATGCTAACTTTAATCAGTGCATTACTGCTACTGGCCGTTTAAGTAGTAGCAATCCTAACCTACAGAACTTTCCTAAAGGTAAACTGTTCCCGGTTCGTAAGGCATTCGTTAGCCGGTTCGATGGTGGTCAGCTTATCGAGATCGATTACTCTCAGCTAGAGTTCCGGGTGGCTGGTATCCTTGCCCGAGATCCTATGATCAAACAGGAAGTCGAGTCAGGGTTTGACGTACATGCTTACACCGCTAAGGTCTTGACTGATAACGGTGAGCCTACAGAACGTGGTCCTGCTAAGGCATCTACATTCCGTCCGCTGTATGGCGGTACAACAGGTACACCGGCACAGATGGCTTACTTCCGGGAGTTCTTTGATAAGTATCAAGGAGTATTTCAATGGCATATTGAATTACAGAATCAGGCTATCCGTACTGAACGGGTTGTCACAGCAACAGGTAGGCAGTTTGACTTTCCTGGCGTACATAGAACACGACATGGTACTGCCAGTGCCAAGACTCAGATCGTCAATTACCCTGTTCAGTCTGTAGCTACGGCAGAGATAGTACCGCTGGGTGTTATCATCCTGCATAAAACCCTAATACGTATGCAACTTAAAAGCCTAGTTATCAACACGGTGCATGATAGTGTGTTGGTCGATACACACCCTGACGAGATTGATATCATTAAGGAGGTTGGACCACAATGTCTGCTTGATGCACAACAGGAAACGACTGATCGATTCGGTCTAGATCCTTACATACCTCTGGCTGTTGAGATGTCTAAGGGAAAAAACTGGATGGAGCAACAAGATTTCTCTTGACTTTTTAAAATTAGCCTGCTAAGAATAGGACATATTAACTATGGAGTTCCCTATGGAAGATGAAGTTCTGATTGTAACAGTTGATATTACCTCTAGCTATAACGATGGTGTTGATACAAAACATGTTTTGGTCAGCCAATCATACCCGGCGGATACAACTTGGCATGACATTCTGTCTCAATGTATCCGTTCTCTAAACTCTTACGGGTTTATTATTAAGAATCAGACTATCTCGGTAGATAGAGATGGTTACGTTGACTAACAGTATTAAGTTACTAAGTAGTTTTATACAACAAAGGTACTAACATATGAACGATCTAGTGGTAATCGATAACACAGGCGATTTCACTCAGCTATACACGGCTACTAATCCTGCTGGACCTAACATCGCCCGTCTTCGTATTAACAGGGATTCATCTGTTGAGGGTTCAGATGGCAGCCTACTGACTGTACCTGCACCATCACTTGCTCTGAGCGATATGGATGGATCAGATAGTTACTCTAACGACTGCTATATCCGGGTTTACCTGGATACAATGCAGACTGCTGTGTTCGACTCGGATAAAGAAGAATACACGAACATGTCTTCGCATTTCCGGGACTTTAGCAAGCCTGCTATTGATTGGCTTGGTGGTGATAAGTGCGGTTGGGTTCCTTCCAAAGTGCGTGAGAAACTTAGGACAGAAGATCCTACGGCTTATGCTGCTGCCAGTAAGGTCAAACTATACCGGCATGTCTACGGTACTGTCCGTATGGTCAATGCTGTCAATCCAGAGACAGGAGATACCAAGGATGTAGACAACGTACCATTCCGGCTACGTCTTGGTCCGTCTAACTTCATGGAAGTTGGTAGTGTGATCGGCGGTATTCTTAAGCAAGGTATTAATCCTGGTTCCGTCGAACTTAAGATTGACTACGAACTTAAAAAGCGTGGTTCTAACAAGTGGTTTAATCTTAAGTACAAACCTATTATGACTAACATCATTGAACTTGATAGTGACTACGGTATGCTTCTGTCTGATTTTGCTGAACTGGTTAAGTACGAGAACAATCAGATCATGGAGAAGATGCGGGAAAATGCTAGTGGTATCGTTGACGAGTTCGACGATGTACTAGAGGCATAAGTGGATGCTTAGTTCCAAGCATCCTTTACAGGAAAAGATCGACGGGTTCCTTAGCGGGAACCCGGAGATCCCTCAAGAGATACTGGATGAAACTGCGGAACAGTTTGCAGATAAACTAAAAAGGTTTAACGAGACTCGTGGACCTAAGACAGGTCTTCCATCTTTATCTCAGATAGGTAAACCATTCTGTCAGTTACATGCTGAGAAGATTGGTATGGATAAGATCCCTGAGTTGCCTAGTTTCAGGATCAGGATGACTTACGGGGATATGACTGAGGTTCTGGCTGTTGCTATCCTAAAGTCTGCCGGAATAAATATCGTATCTCTCAATACCAAAACTAAACTTACTACGTCTTCTGGTGATCTTAACGGGGAGTACGACGTAATCATTAATATGGATGGGCAACTATCCATGTGGGATATTAAGAGTGCTTCCAAGTTTGCGTTTGATCGTAAGTTCTCTTCTTATAAGAAACTAAAAGAGGATGACTCATTCGGTTACATCGATCAACTGTGGGGCTATACATTAGCAGAACGTGCTAATTATCCTGACATAAAAGTTGGTGGCTGGATTGTAATCAACAAAGAAACTGGAGAGATGTTAGTCTGTCCTGCTGATCCAGAAGATGAAGATGAATACTATAAGAAGATCAAGAATACAATTGAACAATATAAAGAAGCTAATGACTTTAATTTTAGAAAAGGTTTCTCAGACGTAGAGGAAACATTCTATAAGAAACCTACAGGTAATAGAAAGTTAGGCTTCACCTGTTCATATTGTAACTTTAAGTATTCGTGTTGGGAAAACTTAGAGTACCGACCTAGAGCAAAGTCGAAATCAAAAGATGCCTACGAATACTACACGTTCTACAAAGAAGAAGATATCCGTAGCGTCGGCTAAAGCTAAAGGTCGTAGGCTACAGCAATGGGTTAGAGACTTCTTGAGGGAAAACCTGTCAGGGGTAGAGGATGACGATATCACTTCTACTCCTGGCGGGGTTAATGGTCCTGATATTGGCCTTAGTCCTCTGGCCCGTCGTGCATTCCCTTGGACCGTTGAATGTAAAGCCAGAGCACGAGTCGGGTTGTACGATGCCTTAGAACAGGCTGAGTCTAACCTGATTGACAATACCAGACCAGTAGCTATATATAAGCAAGACCGCAAAGAACCAATAGCAGTCTTATACGCCAAAGATTTCTTGGAGTTAACCGCATGTCAGAAGAAGCCAAAAAAGACATGAGTTTCCCTATTAAGGTTCCCAACAACACGTTTGGGATCTTTGTGTCTTGTGAACCTGGATCACAGAACATTATGTTGCAATCATATGCGTTCGTAGATGACTCGATAAGAGACACAAAAGAATATGATGCTATGGCTGTTATGTCCACTCAGATCATTGAGGTTATCAGTCAGATTATTGATTTATTCGTTGAGGAAGTAGACGACGACTTTACTAAGACTGATTTCACTGACGGGGATCAGCTTGGGCTACCATTTCCTAAACTTAATACGTCGAATTAACATGGAACGCTGTAAGATTATTCTTGAAGCCAAAGATCTTATCACGAGTGATCGAGCTAAGGACTATGGGGATGCTCATCAGAATTTCTTAAACATTTCTAAAGGTTGGTCGGTTATCTTCGGTGTTAATGTAACACCTGAGAAAGTAGCACTGGCTATGGATTGGTTGAAGACTTGTAGACTTATTAACAGCCCGGAACATGTAGATAGCTGGATTGATAAGGTAGGTTATTCCGCATTAGGCGGGGAAGTTGCTATCAGAGAGGATTAAGCAAATGATTATGATTGATGAGATTGCTAAACTAGAAGAAGAGATCGAACAGCGTAAAGCTAAGATTAAGTCTATCAAAGAGGACGGTCGAAGCGAGATGCTGAGTACTATTGCAGATGCACGCGAGGAATATCGTGAGGCAGCAACCAAACTAAGCGGTCTGATCGCTGAGTACCAAAAGATGTACCCGGCTTCTCTATCTTTTACGTATCCTGATCTTCTACGAGGCACAAAGTTTCGGCTATGAAGTCTAGGGTACAAATCTTATTAGAGATTGATTCAGAAGCTACCTGGATTCCCTCGGATGGTGCGTCCGGTGTAGCCAACGAATTAGAAGATATGATTACGGATGCCTTAGAACAGTGCATCGACGGATTAACAGTTAATAAAATTAGGGTGATGGTTAATGAGTAGTTTTAAATCTAATGCTAATCCGATGTTCCGATCACGGTTCTCGGAGGATATCTTTAATCTTAAGTATTCCCATCCCGGCGCAGATACTTGGGAGGAACTAGCACATACTTTGGTTGAGGATGTATGTGGTGATCTGCGTAGTGTTGAGCGAGACCTGATCACTAAGGATGAAAAGGCACAGCTTAAGAAGTATATCCGGGATCTTAAGTTTGTTCCTGGCGGTCGCTATCTGTACTATGCCGGTCGGAAGAATCGATACTATAACAATTGCTTCCTTCTTAAAGCTGAGGAAGATACTCGTGAGGATTGGGCTAACCTTTCATGGAAGTCAGAGTCATGCCTGATGACCGGCGGTGGTATCGGGGTTGACTATAGTGTCTATCGCCAGTCAGGTCGTATCTTGCAAGGTACAGGCGGGGTAGCATCTGGTCCTATCCCTAAGATGCAGATGATCAATGAGATCGGTCGCCGGGTTATGCAAGGTGGTTCACGCCGGTCTGCTATCTATGCTTCCCTGAACTGGGAACATGGTGATGTCAACGACTTCCTAACCGCTAAGGACTGGGACCAGATGCCGGTAGGTAATACAGGTCTCACGTTGAAGCAGATCAAAGAGCAAGACTTTAACTTCCATGCACCACTAGATATGACTAATATCAGCGTCAATTATAATACGGATTGGCTGCTTAAGTATTGGGAAACCGGTGATGTAGGAGAGGTATTCAAACAGAATGTCCGTCAGGCTTTGCGTACTGCGGAACCTGGGTTCTCTTTTAACTTCTTTGAAGACGAGAACGATACACTTCGGAACGCATGCACAGAGGTGGTTAGTGCTGATGATAGTGATGTCTGTAATCTGGGTAGTATTAACCTGGGGCGGATTGAATCTGTAAATGAGTTCAGCGATATTGTTGAGCTTGCAACTAAGTTCCTGATCTGTGGTACGCTCCGTGCTGACCTACCTTATGCCAAGGTCTATGAGACTCGAGAAAAGAATCGTCGCCTTGGTCTAGGTCTTATGGGTCTACATGAGTGGCTGATCCAACGCGGATATAGTTATGAAGTAACTCCTGAACTGCACCGCTGGCTATCTATCTACAAAGGTGTATCTGATAAAGTATCAAAGGAATTTGCTGATAGTCTATCAGTGTCACGGCCTGTAGCTAATCGGGCTATTGCACCGACAGGTTCTATTGGTATCCTGGCCGGTACGACAACAGGTGTTGAGCCACTATTCGCTGTTGCTTATAAGCGCCGGTATCTGACTAACGGTACTAAGTGGAAGTATCAGTATGTTGTTGATAGTGCAGCACAGGAACTTATTGATATCTATGGAGCCAATCCTGAGAATATTGAGAGTGCTCTTGATCTTGCTGATAACTATGAACAACGTATCAAATTCCAGGCTGACGTACAGGACTATGTGGATATGTCCATTAGTTCCACGATCAACCTCCCACAGTGGGGGTCAAAGCTAAACAATGAAGACACAGTTGATAAGTTTGCTAACACGCTTGCCAAGTACGCTCACAGGTTACGCGGTTTTACTTGTTATCCTGATGGGGCTAGGGGTGGTCAGCCTCTTACTGTTGTACCATATCGTGAAGCATTAAATAAACTAGGTACAGAGTTTGAGGAACATCTTGAGACTCACGATATCTGTGACATCTCTCAAACAGGAGGCAGTTGCGGTGTCTAAGAAACCAAGGACCACGCCTAAAGATGCTTTCGAGAACGGTAAGATCGGGTTTAAAAAAGACCTGGATAATCCGTTTCATCCGAAGTCCGATCTATATAAAGAATGGAGCAGAGGATATAATCGAGAGTATTTTGATAACCTGAAACGATTGACTGGTTCAGGTAGTGGTCGTTGAGCACCAAGACTTAGGTGCGGGAGAGGGTAAGGTATGTTCCAAGTGTGATACATATCTCCCTCTTTCTGCTTATTCGATGCACTCTGGCGGAAACTTTCTTCGACCAGAATGCCGTAAGTGTAATGAAGAATTAAGGGTGGTTAGAAGGAAACTAAGGAAGGTCTACGGTATGCCTCCTGAACATTATGTATGTCCTATCTGTAACCAAAACGCAGAACAGGTAAAAGGCAAAGGCAATACTAAGAATGGTCCGTGGGTTATTGATCACTGCCATGAGACCGGGGAGTTCAGAGGATGGCTTTGTCACAAATGTAATAGAGCCCTTGGGGGATTTGATGATAATAAACAGATCCTTCAGCGGGCTATAGATTATCTAAGTAGCAGAACTAATTTCAACCGGGTAGACGAGATTTGGCGATGAAGGTAGAGAAGATTGACCATATGGGGTCGGACCTTAGGGTAGTTAATGCGGCTAAGGTTAGCCATAATAAGGAATCTGATTGGGATCTACAGGTATCTAATGACAATACGTACACCAAGCAGGTTCTTAAAGATCGTGACAAGAGACTGATTAACTATCTGGCAAGGTATAACCACTGGACTCCGAGCGGCCACTGTCAGGTAACACTTAGAGAGACTGTACCGATCTTTGTAGCACGGGAGAGGTTCAGGCATACAGTTGGGTTTGTCTATAACGAAGTATCCAGGCGCTACGTAAGTGATACTCCTGAAATCTGGCGACCTGAGGTATGGCGTAGTAAACCAGAAGGGTCTATCAAGCAAGGTTCCGGTGATCAGTTTGATGATCAAAACTGGGCGGACGATATCTATCTGGAAGCAACAGTCCACGCCAAGAAAGCATACGACAGTCTGATCCTTGCCGGTGTAGCACCAGAACAGGCCAGGGCTGTTTTACCTCAATCAATGTACACCAGTTATTATGTAACTGGGTCTTTAGCCGCATGGGCTAGGTTCTATAATCTTCGCGCTGCACCGGATGCACAACACGAGATCCAGGAACTAGCAGAAATGGTAGGTGAGATTATCCGACCGTTATTCCCGGTATCATGGGAGGCATTGACAATTGTTACGTAACTTCTTAGATGTCGGTCTGTTATGCTTAATGCTGACAGCAACACCGGCTAAGGCTGATCCACCTGTGGATTGTATAGATATCAAATCTGCTGAAAGTACTCTGATGGCGAGGTATAGAGAGAGTAAGATCTTTGTTGGTGCATCAGAGAAAGGTCACCTGATCGTGATCTATTATAATCAGGCCAACGGATCGTACAGTATTGGGTTTGTACATCCAGAACACCCTGATCATATCTGTCCAGAGGATGTAGGTACAGCGGTATATAAACTGGATAAGTATCGAAAAGCAGACGGCCCATAAACAAACAATAACCCCCGGAAGGAATCAACCAACCGGGGGTTTATTTTATGCTTAGTTATGTATGTTTGACCTAACGCTTTGTAAATCCACTACCGAAGTATAGGCCGGTGATAGCAGCGACTAGGTTTGTATCAAGAGGTGTAATAACCAGACCTTGGAACGATACCCATTCGGTGGCTTTCTCTGGCCCGAATAGCCAAGCTAGTAGACCTCCTTGAATTTCCAGATAACCAACTGTTACAATCCAAGGGGTGTCCAGGTACATCAAGGCAGCTACTTTAGGAAGTACGACAATGGAAAAGATAGACGATAATGCAATGATCCGTCTAGTCCAAGCGAAGTGCTTATCCTTTAGACCGTATTCCCTAGCGGACTGAACAATCCTAGCTTCCTCAGTGAGAGCAGCGATATACATCTTGTTACGCTCGTGGGATGCTTTGATACTCTG